GCCAGGCTCAGTTCGCCAGTGCGCAGCGCCGGGGGCGTGTCGTAGTCGTCGCTCACCGCGCGGGCCGGGAAGTCGGTCAGCTTGTCGAACGACGGGCCGGCCTTCACCAGGCTGCTCTGCGTCACGCGCAGGTAGACCTTCGACACGTTCTTCGTCGTGCCCTGCAGCGCGGCCGGCGCGCGGGCCATCGACAGTGGCAGCGTCATCAGGTCCGACCGGTAGCCGAGGCCGACGTGCACGACGCTCGCCGCGGTCTCAAGCGTGACGGTGCCGTTCACGACCGCCTGCTCGTCGGCCACCGCCGCGTCGGCGAGGATCTGCACCGTGCGCCCTTCGAGGTGGTCGAGGCCCGTGATGGTGGTGGTCGCCGGGCCGCTGTAGGTCAGCCCCGAGTCGACGAAGAACGCATCCTGCGCAGCCACGAATAGGCGCGACGACAAGCGCTCGATATAGCGAGCTTCCACGCCGTTGCGAGCCTGACGACGGACGACGATATAGAGGACATCTTCGTTTCCTTCCGGGATGACGGCGCAGCTCTCGACGAACCCGCTGGTCTCGTGCTGGTGCCAGCCGTAGACCGACTGGTCGGGGACGTAGGTCATGCACAGCAGCCGGCCGTCGCTGCGCACCGCCCAGAGCATCTGGTCGGGCGCGCGGGTGTAGGCGAGCTCGGTGATCGTCCAGCCGTTGAAGAGCTGGGGCGCGAGCAGCGACAGGTCGACCGAGCGGTAGTAGCCGGTCCCGGTCGGGTCGTAGGCCAGCTCGCGCAGCCGCGAGCCCTGCGCCTGCACGTAGAGCGCCGAGTTCGCGGTGAGCGCCGGCTGCGTGATGCTGGCGCCGGAATAGGCTTGCGGCTTGATCGAGAGGCTGGTCGGCGTGATCGCGGGCGATCCGTCGGCGAAGATGCGGAACTCGCCGGAGGACGTCAGCGCGATCAGGTCGGCCAGCGGCAGCAGGTGGCGGATCGTGTTCTGCTGCTGCGCGGCGATGCGGAACTCCAGCCCGTCGGCGTCGGCCGCCGGGATGGACGAGGTGAGGTTCGACTCGGTGCTGCTGCGCGTGGCCCAAATCGTTTGGGGCTTGGCGAGCGTGCCGCCGAACCAGCGACGCTGCTCGTAATAGGTCACCGCGCTCGGGTACTGGTCGGGCCCGGTGTTCAGCGTGATCAGGTTCTCGGGCGGCGACTGCAGGGTGTCGGGCGTCACATAGTCGTCGACGAGCGTGAGGTCGGTCGTCGTGCCGATGACGCCGAAGGCGCCACCCTTTTGCTTGTAGACGGCGTAGCGCGACGCGCCGGCCACCGCCGACCAGGTCACGGTGTTGAAGTTGCCGGCCAGCGTCAAGTTGTTGTTCACGCTCACCACGTTCGACGCGAGCGACTCCGTCACACCGTCGGCCGCGATCGCCGTCACCACGTACTTCTGCGGGGTGAGCGCGGTGTTCTCCTCGACGGTGGCCGCGACTGCCACGCCGCCGGGCGCCGCCAGCGTCGGCGCGAAGGAGACGGTCGAGAACTGCCAGTTCAGCGCGCCCAGCCGGCGCAGCTCGCGCGTCGCGTACCTCGGGTGGGCGAGCGTCAGGACGTCCGAGTTCTGCGCGAAGTGGATGCCGGCGAGGTCGTTCGCCGCGAACGGGCTTGTGACCGTGTAGACGCGCGCCGCCGTGGTACCGCTGGGCGCGCCGACGGCGCCGCCGAGTTTGGACACCGTGAAGGAGTTCGTGCTCACCACGTCGATGATGTAGAACCGCCCGCCGATGTAGATCGTGTCGCCGAGGATGTAGCCGTGGTTGTTCAGGAAGACCGTCGCGCCGCTGATCGACGCGATGGTCTGGTTGGCCTCCAGCAGCGCGCCAGCCGACGAGTGGAAACGGATGTAGAAGTCGCCGAACTCGATCATGGCCGCCTGGTCGGCGCTGAAGACGAACGGAATCAGGCGCACGCGCTGGAACGGCCGCCATGCGATCGCGTTGAACCGGAAGCCCTGCCGGCGCGCGGCGGGGCCGTGCGGGAGCGTCACGAAGTTGAAGGCCCGGCCGAGGCCGGTCTGGAACTTCCCGAGGTCGACACGGCCGTACAGCTCGGGCGTGATCTCGCCGCCCGCGAAGCTCTGGTAGAGCGTCTTCATGAGCGGGCCAACAGTCCCGCGGGCAGGAACTCCGTCTGCTCGGACTGCGCGTTTGCGTCGAGCATGCCCGCTTTGCCGGCCAGGCCGCTGCGCCCGTCAGCGCCGAAGACGGCCTGACGGAACTGCGACGAGGCGCTGGCGCCGGCCGAGCCCTTGATCAGCGGGCCGGCCAGGTAGGAGGCGACGAGGTAGCTGAGCGCCGCGACGAACGAGCCGTTGAAACGCGAGGTGTCGCGCAGGTAGCGGCCGTAGGTCAGCTCAGCGTCGTCCTTGTCGGTGTAGAGCACGCCGTTCTCGGTGTAGAACGAGGCCTTGCCGAACGAGCCATTCGGATACCAGTTCGCGCGGAAGGCGTAGGGGTACTCCCCCTCCACCTCGCCGGAGCCGAAGCCCACGATGCTCAGTGGTCGGATGCAGTCGGACGGCAGCGCGTAGGCGTAGCCGAACTGCGCTTTGGTATTCGTGACCGGCGCGAGGCGCACGGTGGTGCGCGCGAAGCCCCACGAGTTGGTGTTGTCGAGCAGCTCGGCCAACGCGATCGGGTAGAAGCGGGCGCAGTGGCCCGACTGGACGCTGCCGTCAGGGGGCTCGATCGACGAGATGGTGCCGTCGTCGCCGACATGGCTGAGCGCCATGTTACAGATGTCAACATCGCTCGCCATGGATCAAGCCTCTTAGGCCATGTCGTCGGCGGCCGGCGCGGGCGCCGGAGCTGCAGCCTTCTTCGCGGCCTTCGCCATCGACGGCGAGACGACGTGCGACTCGGCCGCCGGCTCGGTGGTCTTCAGCAGGCCGAGCTTCTGCATCTCGGCGGCGAAGGCCTTGGCGAACACCTCGGCGTTGTCCAGCGGCGTCGCGGCCGGCGTCTGCGTTGCGAGGCGCTTGGCGTTGCTGTCGCGGTACTCCTGCGCTTTGATCTCGCCGGCCTCGTCCAGAGGCTTCAGGTTCTCGGAAGGCAGACCGTCGTAGTCGTCCAGGATCTCGCCTTCTTCGCGGATCTGGTTGTTGATGAACGACTTCTCGAGGACTTGGTATTTCGGCATGGCTGGCCCTTGAAGCGACGCCCCTCATGGGGGCGCCTGGTTTTAGATGACGGTGTAGCCCGACTTGTAGTAGAGGTTGCGGACCATCTGCACTTCGGTCGTGACCGAGGCGAAGAACTGGCCGACACCGTTGGTGAGCGCCGCCGTGCCGACCACCGTGCGCATGCCGAGGTAGCGCTTCGGGGGATAGGGAGCCGAGGACTCCCACGGCATGTCGATCACCACGCCGGCCACCAGGTCGGTGTAGGCGTAGACCGGCGAGGAGCTGATCACCTGCAGGTTGGTCGCGAGGTCCGGGGTGTCGGCCTGCACGAGCTGGAACTGCACCGTAGCGGCGCCCGCCGAGGTGAGCGTCTGCATGACGCTGATCTCGATCTGGATGTCGCCACCGGCGCCGTAGTCGCCCGGCTGGTTGCCACCGCGCACGGTCGGCGCGAGGTCGACGGTGTTGGTGGACAGAGTGGAGCCGACCGCGGTCACGAGCTGACCGCCGAGCACGTTGTCCGCAGACACCGTGCCCATGAAAACGAGAAGTCCGTCGAGAATCATGGGATACCTTTCAGAGGTGGTGTGCTGCGGGGCTTAGACGACGCGCGCTTCGGTGTTCAGAAGCTGGTCGACCTTGCGCACCGGGATGCCGAGGAACCGGGTCTCGCTGCCGGACTGGCCGAACTGGTTCAGGCCGTCCTGCACCGACAGTGCGTTCGAGCTCTTGTTCAGCGCGGCGATGCGCAGCATCGAGATGATCGAGCGGTTCACGTAGAACACCGGGCGGCCCATGCGCATGTTCGGGATACGGTCCAGCGCGCGGCTCATCAGATTGATGATGGTGGTCGCGGCGGTGCCGGCTTGCGTGCCGGACTGCGCGAGCAGGTCGGCCATGTTGATATTGGCGATGCGCACGATGTAGCGCCAGTCGGCCACGGCCAGGCCGTTCTTCCACTGGTACAGCGAGCGCAGCGCCTGGTAGAAGTTGCCGTTGGCGTCGGGCACGGACTCCTCGCCGAGGTCCTTGTGCATCAGACCGGCTTGCGAGCCCTTCGGGTACGGGCAGAACACCGTGTTCTCGCCCCACACCACCAGGTAGATCGACGCGTTGTTCGAACCGGTACCGCCCGCGTCC